TCGACCAAAGCGATTGTGGGCATGAGCCTCTCTTTCTGCTTTCCGTTTGGGTCGTGGCTTGAAACGGCGAGCAATCCACTGATGCGCCGCATACATGGGTGCCGAAGCCGGCGGTCGAACCTTGTCACCGAGCCATGCAAGCTGGGCTGAAGTGTGACCAATTTCCACGAAGCGCGGCAGATTCGCCCCGTTTCGCCCCTTAACCTGACCCCGTTTAACCTGCCCCCCGTTTACCCGAAAAAAGCCCTCCCTTGCAACCACCTGACTATGGCCGGGGGCCGCGCGACGCACTCACGTGCGCCTCGTAGAAGCCGATGCACCCGCCCCCCGATTTCGACCGATGGATGAGAACGTCAGCGATGACGAAGCCAGGGCCGCCTTTGCCGGCGTGCTTGCCCATGTCGCGCACAACCTCGAGCGCATCGCGATCGAACGCCCGTTGACGCCGAACGACGTCGAACTCAAGGGGCAGGGTGGGTCAAAAGTCGCCAAGCTTTTGCTCCTGAGACCGGCCCCACTCTCATTCGCAGGTTTTTTTTCGTTATGGCTGATGTTTTCGACCTGTTCGGTGATCCTGTGCCGCCCAATTGGGGCGAGCGCGGTCGGCCTCAACATGTGCCGACGCAGCAAAACCGGAATCGTGTCAGCCTGTTAGTCGCGCTCGGCTGGTCGCCGCCGCGGATCGCGGCCGCGCTTTTCGTCACGGCGCCGACGTTGCGGAAGCATTATTTTTCCGAGCTCAAGTTTGCGCAGGTCGCGCGTGATCGCCTGGTCGCGCAGCTGGGAATGAAACTGCTCGAGGGCGTCAACGCCGGCAACGTCTCGGCAATCCGGGAATTCCAGAAGTATCTCGAGCGCAACGATCTGATGCTCTACGGCCAGACGGCGTCGCAGCAGCCGCGCAAGCAGGCCGGCGCCGATAAGCCGGTGAAGGCGCCTAAGCTCGGCAAGAAAGAGCAGGCCGAGCTCGACGCGCGCTCGCCTGATGCCGGGTCGACGCTGGGCGAGCTGATGGCGCGGCGGCAGCAGGGTCTCAATTCGTGACGCCGTGGGATACGTCCTGCCCGGATTGGGAAACGCGCCTGCGCGATGGGCGGTCGTTGGTGCCGGATCTGCCGCTGTTCGCAGGCGAGGCGGATATGGGCGTCGCGCTGTTCGACGAGATCCGCCTGCCGGACGTGCCAGGCAATCCGCGGCTCGGCGATGCGTCTGGTTAATGGTTTCGCGACCTGGTACGCGCCGTGTTCGGCAGCTGGGATCCCGTCAACCGGGTTCGGATGATCCGCGATTTCTTTGCGCTGGTGCCGAAGGGCTCGTCGAAAACGACCTATTCGGCGGCGCTGATGCTGGTCGCGATGCTGATGAACTATCGGCCGCGCGCGACGGCCTTGTTTATCGGCGAGACGCAGGCCGTCGCCGATCGCGCGTATGAGCAGGCGGTCGGCATGATCGAGGAGTCGCCGGATCTGCGTCGTCGCTTCAAGCCGCGCGACTACGACAAGACGATCGAGGATCTCGTCACGAAATCCGAGATCATGATCGCGAGTTTCGACCTCAAGATCCTGACCGGCGCGATGGCGCTGATCTTCGTCCTGCTCGACGAGCTGCATCTGCTCGGCAAGCGCGCGCACACGTCGCGCGTGCTGCGCCAGATCCGCGGCGGTCTCGACAAGACCGAGGAGGGTGTTCTCGTCATCACCACGACGCAGAGCGACGAGGCGCCGGCCGGCGCGTTCAAAAGCGAGCTCAAGTTCGTTCGCAACGTGCGTGACGGCGTCTATCGCGGAAAGGTCATACGCCCGACCTTGCCGCTGCTCTATGAGCTGCCGCGCGAAATCGCGACGCTGACGCGCGAGGAGCGCCGCGCGAACGTCGAGCCGCGCTGGATGAATCCGGAGCATTGGCCGATGGTGATGCCGAACATCAACCGGCCGATCACGGTCGCCTCGATGCTCGCCGAGTTCTCGAGCGAGCGCGAGAAGGGCGCCGAGGCCGTGCAGATCTGGGCCTCGCAACATCTCAATATCGAGATCGGCACGGGTACGGCGGACGATGGATGGAGCGCCGCCGATCTCTGGGATCAGCAGGTCGTCGAAACACTCGATCTCGAGTCGCTGCTCGCGCGCTGCGAAGTGGTCACGATGGGCGCCGATGGCGGCGGCCGCGACGATCTGCTCGGCTTCTCAGTGATCGGCCGAGAAAAGGAAACCCGGCATTGGCTGTCGTGGTCCTACGGCTGGGCAGATCCGATCGTGCTCGAGCGCCGCAAGGACATCGCCGGCCATCTCGAGGATTTTGAAAAAGAGGGTTCGTTTAGGATCCTCGACATCGGCGCCGCGCACGCCGACCTTGCGAGCTATGCCGCGCGCGTCGTCGATAGCGGGTTGCTGCCGGCGGAAAACGCGGTCGGCGTCGATCCGAACAGGGCGGGCGTGCTTTTTGAATTCCTGTTCGGCGCCGGCGTGACTGACGAGCAGCTACGGCGGCTGCTGCAGGGTCCGGCGCTGACGCCAGCGGTTTACGGAATCGATATCAAGCTCGCGCAGGGCACGTTCTGGCACGCCGACCAGGCGCTCATGAGCTGGTGCGTCGGCAATGCCAAGGTCGAGCAGCGCGGCAACGCCGACATGATCACGAAACAGGTCGCCGGCCGCGCCAAAATCGATCCGCTAATCGCGTTGCTGCAGGCCGGAATCCTCATGAGCTGGAATCCGGTCTCGAGCCGGAAAAACCTCGACGCCTTCCTCGCAAAACCCGTCATGGTGGTCTGATCAATGGGGCTAGTCTCTTGGACGGCGGCGAAGGCCGCGGCGGGCGCTTATCGCGTCTATGCGTCGATCAGCGACGAGATCGCGAAAGAGCGCCGCTTGCGGCTCGAGGATGGCGGCGCCTGGTCGCGCGTGTTCGGCAACCGCGGCGCGGCGGGAAAAACGGTCACGGTCGATTCCGCAATGTCGCTCGCCGCCTTTTGGGCGTGCGTGCGCGTCACGGCGCAAGCGGTCTCGACGCTGCCGATGCAGTTTTTCGAGAAACAGAGCAACGGCAGTCCGGTGACGATCGATCATCCGCTCGCCGAGGTGCTCGCCGGCAGTCCGAACGTCGACCAGACATCGCTGGAATATTGGGAGGCCGTCACGGCCTGGCTGCTGGTCAATGGCGATGCCTGTTCGGAGATCTCGTCAATCGGCCGCCGCGTGTCAGCGGTCAACGTGCTGCCAAATGCCTATCCGGAGCGCGACGCCGACAACGTCCTGCACTACAAATATACGGACCGCGGCAAAAGCTACACGCTGCCGCGCGACAAGGTGTTTCACGTCAAGGGGTTCGGCTTTGGCGGTGACTGCGGCCTGTCGGCGATCCGCTATGGCGTGCAGACGTTCTCGACCGCGCTCGCGGCGTTTGAAACGTCGGGCAAGCTGTTTTCAAATGGCATGCATTCCGCTGGCCTGCTGACGTCTGAAAACGTTCTCGAGGACAAGCAGCGCGAGCAGCTCGACAAGATCATGCAAACTTACGTCGGCTCGGAACGCGCCGGCAAAATGATGATCCTCGAGGGCGGCCTCAAGTTTGAAAAGCTGCAGCTCAATCCGGTCGACGCGCAGCTGCTACAGCAACAGCGGTTCTCGATCGAGGAGGTCTGTCGCTGGACTGGAACGCCACCGATCATCATCGGTCACGCGCCGGAAGGTCAGACCATGTTCGGATCCGGCGTGGAGCAGACGTTCCTCGCCTGGCTCGCGCTCGGCATCAATCCGATCTGCGAACGGATCGAGCGGCGCATTACAAAGCAGCTGATCGCGCCGGGCGAGCAAAAGCGGATCTATGCGGAATTCAATCGCGAGGCGTTCCTGCAGATGGATGCGGCCGCGAAAGCGTCGTTCCTGTCACAGATGACGCAGAATGGCCTGATGGATCGCAACGAAGGCCGGCGAAAGCTCAACCTGCCGGCACGCGCCGGCGGCGGCGAGCTGACGGCGCAATCAAACCTGGTGCCGCTCGACCAGCTTGGCGAGACGGCCGGCGGCGCCAGCCAGGCGCGGGCCGCGATGCTGTCATGGCTCGGAATCAACAGCGAGGCGAAGCAATGAGCAACCGCGACCTGCCGAAAGCATCCTTCAACGTCCGCGGCGACCTGCGCTCGGTGATCACGCCGAAGGCGCTCGAGCGCTGGCGGCCGGAAGTGCAGGCCAAGGACGGCGCCGGCGACGATGCCGCGTCGATCTCGATCCTCGACGTGATCGGCCAGGATTGGTCGGGCAACGGCGTAACCGCGTCGCGGATCTCGGCCGCGCTGCGCAACATCGGCAAGCGCGACGTCGTCGTTAACATCAATTCACCTGGCGGCGACTATTTCGAGGGCCTCGCGATTTACAACACGCTGCGCGATCATCCGGCGAAGGTCAGCGTCAAGATCCTCGGCGTCGCGGCTTCGGCGGCCTCGGTCATTGCGATGGCAGGCGATGAGGTGCAGATCGCGCGCGCCGGATTCCTCATGATCCATAACACTTGGATCGTCGCGATGGGCGATCGCAACGCGCTGCGCGAGGCGGCCGACTGGCTCGAGCCGTTCGACCAGGTCGCGGTTGACATCTATGCGGCGCGCACGGGCCTCGAGTCGAAGGCGATCGCAAAGATGCTCGATCGCGAGACGTGGATCGGCGGCGCCGACGCGGTCGCGAAACACTTCGCTGACGATTTCCTGCCGGCCGATGCCGTGACCGACGACGCCAAGCAGGCGGCCGCCGGCCAGGCGCTGAAGGCTGAATTCCGAATTGACGAGATCCTCGCCAGGGCAGGGGTGCCGCGTTCCGAGCGGCGCAACCTTGTCCAGGCGATGAAAGGCGGCACGCGCGACGCTGCTGCAACCGACACGCCGAGCGCTGTCGTGCTCGACCAGGTCAATGACCTGCTCGCGCGAATGAAATCGATCTGAGTTTCGCGTTCCCTCTTTCATCATTCCAGGAGACGAAATCCAATGTCCAAGCGACATCATCTGTTCAAGTCGTCGGTGCTTTCCTCGGCGGCGCTCTCGACGCTGCTCGCCTCGCCGAAGCCGGCGGCCGTGATCGGCGCGGTCCGCAACGAAGCGCCGAATCCCGGCGAAGTCGAGAAGCTGCTCAACCAGGTCAAGGCCGAGCTCGAGCGTATTTCCGGCGACGTCAAGCGGACCGCCGAGGACGCTCTCAAGCAGAGCAGGGACAACGGCACGCTGTCGGCCGAGATCAAGCAGAAGTCTGACGAGCTGATCAGCACGGTCGGCCAGCTCGGCAATGCGCAGACCAAGCTGACGCAGAAGATGGAGGAGCTCGAGACGCGCAATCGCGATATCGAGCAGAAGATCGCCGACACGCTGCGCCAGGGTCAGAAGGATGCGAGCAAGACCGCCGGCCAGGTCATCGCGACGCACGATGATCTCAAGCAGTATGTCACCAAGGGCGCCAAGGGCAGCGTCGTCATTGGGGTCAATCAGGCGATCACGTCGCTGTCGACGTCCGCCGGCGGTCTGATCGCGACGCAGCGCGATCCGGAGATCGTCGCGCTGGCGCGTCGTCGACTGACCGTGCGCGCGCTGCTGACGCAGGGCCGCACGACCAGCAACATGATCGAGTATGCCAAGCAGACCACGCGCACCAACAACGCGGCGGTCGTGACGGAAGGCGGCACCAAGCCGCAGTCCGATCTGGTCTGGACCACGGCCGAAGTTGCGGTGCGCACCATTGCGCACTGGATCAACGTCTCGCGCCAGGCGCTCGAGGATGCGGCGCAGCTGCAGACCGAGATCGATAGCGAATTGCGCTATGGTCTCGACCTGGCCGAGGAGGCGGAATTGCTCTCCGGCTCGGGAGCAGGTCAGCATCTGTCGGGCCTGATCACCAACTCGACCGCTTACAGCGCGCCTTTCGTGTTGACCGGCGCGACCATGATCGACCAGCTGCGCCTGGCGATGCTGCAGGCCTCTCTCGCCGAGTTTCCGGCCGATGGCATGATCCTGCATCCGTCCGATTGGGCGCGGATCGAGCTGACCAAGGATGGCGAGGATCGTTATCTCTGGTCGAATCCGCGCTCGCTCGCTGGCCCGACGCTGTGGGGCCTGCCGATCGTCGACACGCAAGCGATGACGATCGACAAGTTCCTGGTCGGCGCGTTCAAGATGGCGGCAACCATCTATGACCGGATGGACGCCGAGGTCGCGATCTCCTCGGAGAACCAGGACAATTTCATCAAGAATATGTACACGGTCCGCGCCGAAAAGCGGCTCGCGCTCGCGGTCAAGCGTCCGCTGGCGCTGACCTACGGCGATTTCGGCAACGTCTGATCTTGGTGACGACAACGCGGGCGGCATACGTGCCGCTCGCGACATTCTGCGAGGCGTCAACAGGGGCGGGACATGGCCAAAATATACGGCGCCGGGCTGCAGCTCGCCGTCACGGGCACTGGCTGGGGCGAGGGGCCTGCAGCGTTCGAGCGGCTTCTCAACGCGCTGCCTGCAATCGTGGGCGTGCTGCTGTTGTTCCTTGGCGCGATCTGGATCGTCTCATGCTTGTCAAAGTAAACCGCGAATTCCTCGACGACATGGGCAAGGTGCGCGCCGGGCGCGTGCTCGACCTGACCGACTGGCACGCGCAGCAGCTGATACAGCGCGGCCTGGTCAGCGAAGTACAAGGGGACGCAGCTGCGCACGGTGCGCGCCACCCTATTTCATCGCCGACCAGCTGCCAGGCTGGCGCGGCGAGTGTGCAATCATCGTCGGATCCGGACCGAGCGCCGACGGCGCCGAGCGCGAGCTCGCCGGGCGAGGCCGCGGCGTCCGCGTCGTTGCCGTCAACGACAGTTGGCGACTCTGTCCCGATGCCGATGTCGCCTATGCCTGCGACGGCGCCTGGTGGAAAGCCAGGCAAGGGCTCGCAGCGGAATTCGCGGGGTTGAGGCTGACGCATGACGCGGCGGCCTGCGCGATGTTTCCGGGCTTGCGCCAGGTCGGCATTGCGCGCGGCCGCGACGAGATCCTGCTCGACGTGCCGGGCGTGCTCGGCGACGGCGGCAATTCGGGTTTCCAGGCGATCAACCTGGCCGTGCAGTGTGGCGCGACCAAATTGATCCTGGTCGGTTTCGACATGCGGCTCGATCGCGGCATTCACTGGCACGGCAAGCATGACCGTGGCCTCAACAACCCGACCGAGCGCAACATCGTGAAATGGCGCGGCATCATTGATGGTTGCGCGCCGCGCCTCGCCGAGCTCGGCGTCGCCGTCATCAATGCCAGTGCGGTTTCCGCGCTCGAGGCCTATCCGAAAATCTCGCTGATCGAGGCGCTGCAATGCTGAAAATGATTGACGTGATCGCGGACGAGGACGATCGCCCGGTGACGCTCGAGCAGCTGAAAAAGCATGTGCAGGCGGCCGATTTCGACGACGACGACGAGCAGCTCGAGATGCTTCTCGACGCAGCGATCGATTTCGTCGCAAACCGGACCGCGCTGACGCTGCGCCGCTCGACTTGGCGCGTCGATCGCTGCGACTGGTGGTCGGGCTGTCTCAACGTGCTGCTGACGCCGGTCCGCGACGTCACGATCAAGTATCTTGACGGCGCCGGCGCAACGCAGACGGTCGACGCCGCGCTCTATCGCTGGGAGCGGACCAAGCTCGGCACGGTCGAGATCCGGTTTCTCGACGCTTTCACCTCGCCGGCGGTCAAGGCCGACACGTTCAACGCGGTGCAGCTCGAGATCGAGGCCGGGTTTGACGAGGATCCGAACCAGACCGGCGCCGGCGACGATCCGGAGTTGATATTTCCGCCGCGCGCGCGCCAGGCGGTGCTGATGCTCGCGGCCAGCTGGTATCGCAACCGCGAGGCGGCGGCCGAGGCCGAGCTCAAGGTCGTTCCGCTCGCCGCCGAGGCGCTGATGGGGCAGTTGAGGGTTTACCGCTGATGTCCGCAAAGGTCAGGCGCGTCGCGACCGTCAAGTCGGGCCGCGGGCTGCGCTGGCCGAGCAAGCAGCCGGCCGAGCTGCTCGACTTTGCGATCGACTGGACGGCGCGGCTCGACGGCGATGCGATCGCGTCCTCGGCCTTTGTCGTGCCGCCAGGCGTGACGGCGGCGTCATCCTCGCGCAGCGCGCGCGAGACGGTTGTTTGGCTCGCCGGCGGCGTCGATCGGGGATCTTACCTGGTCGTCAATCGCATCACCACGACGGCGGGCCGCGAGATGCGCCAGGCCGTCCGGCTCAAGATCAAAGCCCGATCGCGGGCCTGAGATGGATCGCCTCGAGGCGCTGGTCGCGATCGCGCATCTGCGGTTGCGCCTGGTGATGATCGAGCGGAATCCGCAGCTGCTAGAGGGGACCACAATGCAGATCAAACGACCGATCGAGCTCGCCGGCCTGAAAGGACGACTTGTGCGCGCCAGGCAAACCGAGGCGTCGATCGCCGTGACCGGCGAGGGTTTCGACGCGGCGCTTGACGGGATCGACGAGGCGCACGCCGCGGCCGGGGCGCACGTCGGCGAGCTCGAGCGCCTCGGCGCCGATCTGCGTCAGACGATCGAGGGCATGACCGGGGCCTCGAATGGCGGCCCAAACGATGGCGCGAGCTCCTCGACCGCGTCAGGCGATGGCGGCCAGGTGATCACCTCCGAGCCTGAGACCGGCGCGTGAAGCCGTCTCTGCTGATCCGCGGTCAATGGGGCCTCGGCGATAATATTTTCGCGCGGCCGATCGTCCGCGCCTGCGTCGCAAAATATGACGTCTGGCTCGAAACGCCCTGGCCGGAGCTGTTCGAGGATCTGCCGATCAGGTTTGTCGCCGCAAGGCGGGATCTCCGCACGCAAATGCGCAACGTGGCGCGGCAGTCGCCGGCGCGCTGGTCGACGCCGCCGAACGGGATCCGCGAGATCCAGCTCGGCTATGGTCACGCCGAGTTGGCGCGCGGCTCGATCGTCGCGGCGCTCGAGCGCCAGGTCGCCGCGATCAGTGTGCCGCTGTCGGCGCCGTCCTGGGATCTGCCCGACATGGGCGCGCCGCTGGTGCTGGCCGATCGTCCGATCGCGCTGGTGCGGCCTGTGACGGTCCGCAGCGAATGGCGCAACGAAGCGCGCAACCCGCGGCCGGAATATGTGGCGGCGATCGCGCGCGAATTGACCGCGACGCGTCACGTCGTCGTCGTCGCGGATCTGCAGGACGGTCGGGAATGGCTCGAGGGCGCGCTACCGCCGCATCATCAGGCCTTTCTGAGGGGCGAGCTGGTGGTGCGCGAGCTGCTCGCCCTGGTCGGCGCGGCCGATGTCGTCGTCGGCGGCGTCGGCTGGATCGTTCCGGCCGCGATCGCGCTCGGCCGCCGCGCCTTCGTCATCCACGGCGGCCACGGCGGCCACAATGCGCGCCGCATCATTACGGATCCGCGCATGAACCTGTCGCGGATCGGCTTCGCAACCCCTCGGGAGCTCTGCAAATGCACGGACAAGCTGCATCAATGCGACAAATCGATTCCGGATCTGGCGGCTCAATGGGCAGCGTTCTGCAGCCGGGTCGGCCTCAATTCTTTGACGCCTGCGCCGAGCGCCGCCTGACCTGGTGGCCTGAGCTCGGCGTCGGCTTCTATCCGGTCGAGTGCGGCGCCGAGCCGTATGACGCGGCCTAGTCAATCCGATTGCCGCGGCCTGGCTCAAGTCGCGGTCGCTCTGGCTCGATCCCTATCAAAGCCAGGTGCCGGCCGTGACGTTGTGGGACGTGCTCGAGCACATTCCCGATTTCGGGGCGCTGCTCGATCGGGTGAGCGCCTGGGTGTTTGTGTCCATCCCGATTTTCACCGGCGCGCAGCACGTGCTGCGGTCCAAGCATTTTCGCCGGGATGAGCATGTCTGGTATTTCACCAGCGAGGGATTGATCCGCACGTTTGACGGCTGCGGGTTCGACCTGGCGGCGATGAATACGATCGAGACCGATCTCGGCCGCGAGGATATCGGCTCATTCGTCTTTCGGCGCCGCTAATGACCAGCGCGGGAGATCTGCGGCATCGGATCGGGTTTTACCGCCGGCCGGTCGCCAGTGATGGTCACGGCAACGTCGAGGGCGCGTTTCCGGCGGATCCGGAATTTTCCTGCAGCGCTGACGTCAAGGTGCGTTTCGGCGGCGAGACCGTGCTCGCGGCGCGGCTGCAGGGGCAGCAGACCGCGACGATCACGGTCCGGCGCAGTGCGGCCACGCTGGCGGTGACGACCGACTGGCGGATCCAGGACATGCGCGACGGCACCATCTGGAATATCCGATCGGGTCCGGTCGATCCGGATGACGGTCGCATGTGGCTCGAGTTCCTCTGTCAATCCGGGGTTGCGACGTGAAGACGATCACCATGCAGAAAGAATTTTCCTATCGGCCGAGCGCGCGCGTCGTCGTGCAGTATCGCCAGGGCAAAACCTATCCGCGCGTTCCGGAGGCGGCCGTTCGCGAGATCCTCGCCGCCGGCGCCGGCGCCGGCGTCATCGTCGACCAGGACGCCATCCAATGAGAGATCCAAGCCTGCCGCTGCAGGATGCACTGATCAGGGCGCTGCGCGCCGAGGGCGTGCTGCCGATCGTCGGCAAGCGCGTCTATGACCAGGTGCAGAGCGCGCCTACCTATCCTTACGTGTCACTCGGCGACGGCCAGGTTTTGCCGGACAAAGCCGAGTGCATCGACGGCGTCGAGGTGTCGCTGCAAATCGACGTCTGGTCGCGCGGGGTCGGCTATGTCGAGGCGAAGCAGATCGGCGCCGCGATCATCGCGGCGCTCGACGATCAGCCGCTGACGGTCGACGGCTTCAACGTGACCGTGTTCGAGCTCGCCGACGCGCAATATTTGCGCGATCCCGATGGGCTGACGCGGCACGGCGCGATCACCTTTCGCGCGCTGCTCGAGGCCTCAACCTAGTTTGCGCCATGCGCGCGACGACCAGGCCGCGAATTCCCGCGGCCGTTTTCCAGTGAAGGGGAAAGACCATGGCGAAACCGACTGTCCTGCCCGGAACCAAACTGCTGCTGTTGCTCGGCGACGGCGCCAGCCCCGAAACCTTTGCCGAGCCGTGCGGCCTGACGACCAAGTCATTCGACCTGGCGGCCTCGACCAATACGACGGTACTGCCGGATTGCACGGATCCGGAAGCGGCCGCCTGGGAAGCGACCGACATCAATGCGCTCTCGGCCAGCGGCGCCGGGACCGGCGTCATGGCCGTCGAGGCGTTCACGAAGTGGAACGAATGGTTCCTGAGCGCCGAAGGCAAGAACATGCAGATCAAGCTCGATCACGCCGATCTCGGCCACTACGCCGGCTTCTTCAAGTTGACCAGCTTCAAGCTGGCCGGCACGCGCGGCAACAAGGTGACCGTCGACCTGTCGTTCAAGAATGACGGCGAAGTGACCTGGGTGGATGCGACGTGATGTCCGAGCCGGATGACGAGCTGCAGAGCTGGTTTTCCGGCTTGTCCTACAAGCTGAAACGCGAGCTCGCCGGCAAGCTGAAAGAGCAGGCCGACGAGCTCGCCAGCGCGATCAAGGCCGAGGCGCCGGTCGTCAGCGGCACGTTGCGCGACTCCGTCAAGGTGCGGCGCCGGCGCAATGAGCTCGAGCTCGAGGTCGTCGCCGGCGGCGAGACGACCAGCAAGGAAATCCGGGCCGGCGCCGGCGTCGATTACGATTATGCGCTGGCGATCGAGTACGGCACCACGGAGCGGCCGGCCGAGCCGTTTTTCTACAACACGGCGCGCAAGCTGATGCCGGACATTCAAGAGAACATCGAGCAGGCCGTCGCCGACGTGCTTGCCAAGGCGTGAGGGGTCATGAGCGCAAACGGATTGCGAACGATTGCATGGGCCGGCGGCGAGGATCAGTTCTGCCTCGCCAAGGTCGGCCTGATCCTCGATCTCGAGGCCAAATGCGAGGCCGGCATCGCGACCGTGATGACGCGGCTCGGATCCGGAACGTGGCGGCTTAACGATGTGCGCGAGCCGATCCGGCTCGGCCTGATCGGCGGCGGCATGGCGCCGGACGCTGCGATGAAAGCGGTCCGCAACCACGTCGACGAAAATCCGCTGACGTCGAGCGTGTTGCTTGCCTATGCGGTCATTGAGGCGGTCATGGTCGGCGTGCCCGACGATCCGGTCGGCAAGGATCCGGCGGCGGGCGATGACCAGGGAAAAGCCGAGCCGGCGGGGGCGCAGCAAACCGGCTTCACCACGACGACGGACGCCTCCGACGCTCCGAATTAATCGCGATCGGCGCGCGGTTCGGCTGGTCGCCGCGCGTCGTCGAGGATCTCTCGCTGTGGGAAATCGTCGCGTACATCGATGGGTATAACCGGGCGAACGCGGATCCGGAAAAACCGGAAGCGATGAGCGATGAGGATTTCGAGAACTTGCTCGCAAAGCACAAGGTTGGATGACTGATGCCTCCTCCGTCACTGCGGATCCCGATGCTGCTCAATATGGACGGCTTTCAAAAGAACATTGAAAGCGCCAAGGGGCTGACGTCGACCGCGACCAAGTACATCACTAAGCGATTCATTGACATGAATGCGTCGGTGCTTGCGACGCAGGGCGCATCGGGCGCGGCCGTGCTCGGCTTTCGCTCGATCCTCGGCGTGCTGGGGCCGCTCGGCCTGGCGATCTCGGGGATCGTCGGCGTCTTCAAGCTGATGAGCTACGCAACCGAGCTCGCCAAGGAGAAAATCGAGGAGTTCAACGAAACCGCGGAGAAGGCGGCAAAGGCGAATGTCTCGACCGATTTTTTCCAGCGCTTCACCAAGTCGGGCGAGCAGCTGCGGCTGACCGTCGACCAGGTCAATGAGGCGCTCGAGCGCTTCAACAACAGTTCGCGCGCCGCGCTCGGCGGGAGCGCTCTCGAGCAGCGCGTCGCCGAGCTGCAGAAGGCCGGCAATTTCGACGGCAACGCCGGCGCCGGCGCGTTGACGAGCGCGACGGATACCGAGACAAAGCTGCGCGCGACCGTGCAGCTGATCCGCGAAGCGTTTGAAGCCGGCCAGCGCCTGGCCGGTCTCGACATCGCCAAGAATGCCTTTGGTCCTGAGATTACCGATCGCCTGCGCCAGGATGCGACGTTCCTCGATCAGATGCTGTCGACCGCGCAGAAGCTGTCGGCCGACAAGATCGTTTCCGACGAGCAGGTCGGCCAGGCGATCGAGCTCAAGACGCGGCTAGAGGACGCGCAGAAGGTTCTCGCCGAGAAGTTCAAGCCGATCCAGGACGATCTGGCAAAGCTCGGTGTCAACTATCATCAGAGCTGGATCGAGATCATCGAGACGATGTCGTCGGCGGTGACGCAGGCCAATTCGCTCTATGACGCGATCAAGCGTCTGCCGGGCATCCTCGCTGATGCCGGATCGTCATCGTTCTGGACCAAGCTGACCGAAATCACTGGCGAGCTCGGCCTCAATTCGGATCCTAAAAGCCTCGGGATCATCTTTCCGGGCGAGCCTGGTTTCGCCGACGATCCCGCCAGGTCGAAGCTGGCGGCCGGCCTCAACAACCCGAACGCGGTCCGGCGCCAGATGCAGGACGCGATCGACGTGCAGACCAAGCTGCGCGGCGATAGTTCGATCGCGCCGGCGAAGGCGCAGGCCGACGTCAATGATCAATATGATCGGGCGATCGAGTCGCTGCAAAAGCACACGTCGCGGCTGCAGGCCGACACGCAAGCGGTCGGCTTAGGGGCCGGCGCGCTCGAGGAGTTTCGCGCACGTAGCGCGCTATTGACCGCGGCGCAGCAGGCCGGGATCCCTGTGCAGGGCGATACCGCGAAAAAGATCGACGAGATCGCGCGCGCCGCCGGCGCCGCCGGCGAGGCGCTGGCGAAAGCGCGGGTTGCCAGTGAAATCAAGTTTGGCGCCGGAACGGCGTTCCTGTCGCAGGAAGATGTCACGATCGCGCAGCAGCTGCGCGGGATCTATGGCGACAACATTCCGGCGGCGATGGCCTCGAGCGAGGCGGCTGCGCTGCCCTGGTCGATGTAAATCGCGAGATCGGATCGACGATCTCGAGCGGTCTAACCAGTTCGCTCGCCGACGCGGTCGACGGCACGCAAACCGCAGAGCAGGCCTTCGCCAGCTTTGCCAAGTCGACGCTGCGCGCGATCGAGGAGGTGATCATCAAGCTGCTCGTCGTCGGGCCGCTGATGCGTTCGCTGCAGGGCGGCCTGGGCGGCCTGTTCGGTGGCGGCAGCTTCGCGACCGATGGGATCGGCGGTTTCGGCCCGACCGCGCCGGTCGGGCAAAACGCAGCTGGGACCGACAGCTGGCGCGGCGGCGAAACCTGGGTCGGCGAGAGTGGTCCGGAAAAGGTGCGATTGCCGGCCGGCTCGCAGATCGTTCCGAACGATATCGCGCGGCAGCGGGGCGCGGACGGCGCGATCACCATCAACAATTACAGCGATGCCAAACCGACCGCTGCCAAGGCGCCGAATGGCGACGTTACGATTACGATCGAAAAATTTATGGATGACGCAGTCGGCAAATCCCTTTCCAGCGGAACCGGCCGGCGCGTGCTTGGCAATCAGTTCGGCGTCAAGCCGTTCACGGGGCAGTGACATGACAATCCCAGCATGGCCGGATGCGGTGCCGTATGCGCCCGACCTGAATTCGATCTCGCCGATCAAGCGAATGCTCGATCCCATTGCGACCGAAATGGAGGGGGGGAATGTTCGCCTTCGATCTCGGCCGGGGGACAATGTCGGCACCATCAGCCAGACCATTGTGATGAAGACCTCGGCCTTCGATGTTTTCGTCGCGTGGGTAAAGGACGATCTTGGCAACGGCACGTCGCGGTTTACCGCGCCTGTTCGCCTTGGTGCCGCGTTTGAAACGAAGGTCTGCCAGTTTTCCGGAGGTGCGCCGACCTTTCGCCCGGTCGGGGCCAGGGCTGTCGCCGTCAGCATGACACTCAGGGTTTACGACGTCTGATGCCAACGCATAACGAGGCCCTGCTCGAGGCCTACGCCTCCTGTCCGCCAGGCGCGCGCGTGTATTACACGCTCGAGATCTGGCAATCATCATTCGATCAGCCGGCGCGCGTGGTTGCCAATGTCGGTGACGACATGGCGCTCGGGATCGAGGTCGGCGCGCCGCGCAACGGTGGCGAGACCGTGACCTTCATTGCGTGTCCATTCGAGGCAAAATATCCGGAGCAGCGCGAGGGACAGCCGCCGTCGACTGCGATCAAGATCGACAATGTCGGTCGCGAGCTGGTGCCGAAGATCCGCGCGGCGCAGGGCGTGCGCGAGTATATCTCGGTTCTGTATCGCGAATATCTCGGCAGCGACCTGACCGAGCCGGCCTATGGCCCGGTCGAGTTTGAGCTGCGCGGGGCCAAAATGGTGGGCAATTCGCTGACCGGAACGGTGATGGTGAAAAGCCTGCAGAACAAGCGGTTTCCGCGCATCACCAAGAATTATGATTACGTCCAGTTTCCGAGCCTTCTGCCGACATGACGCAGCGTTCGGCCTTCCTGACACCATTGATAGGCGAGCCCTGGGCCTGGCAATCCCGCAACTGCTGGGATTTTGCCTGCCATGTGCAGCGCGAGCTGTTTGGGCGCGAGTTGCCCGGCGTCGCCGTGCCGTCCGATTTCTCGCGCCGCTGGGTGCTGGCCGAGTTCGATCGCAATCCGGAGCGGGCGAGGTGGGTCTCCGTTCCCAACGGTCCTGGCGGCCTTGTGGCGGCCGCGGACGGTGCGCTGGTGCTGATGGCTCATGCGCGCTTTCCCGCGCATGTCGGCGTCTGGCTGCGGCCTGAGGGCCGTGTGATCCATTGCGACGATAAGACGGGAGTTGCCTGCGAGGCGCCGCTGGCGCTTCGGCAAATGGGCTGGAAGCAATTGACATTCCTCGAGCCGAGAATCTGATGCACGGGACCGCAAGAAAACTGCCGGCTTCGCACACCGCCGAGCCTGCTAATACGCGCCGGCAGCGCCGGGCGAAACGCGCGCGAAGCCCGGTGCTGCATCTCGTCATGCCCGGCCTCGAGGTCGCGCATGCCGAGCCGCGGCCGCGCGAGACCGTGACGGCCTTCCTGCGCCGCACCGGCTGGGCAAAGCGCGATCCTGTCTATGGCTGGCAATTCCGGAAGGGGTTGCCGACCGTCCTCGAGATCAACGGCGAGGCGGTGCTGCGCAAGGGCTGGTCGCGTCGGCGCATCGCGGCCAAGGACAATGTGCGGTTCGTATCCTATCCGCTCGGCGGCGGCGGTGGCGGCGCCAAGCAGGTCATCGGCCTGGTCGCGCTGGTCGCGGTCGCTGCGTTTGCAACCGTTGTCACGGGCGGCGCTGCGGCCGGGCTGCTGGGGGCGGCGTTCGGCGCCGGCACCTTCGGCGCGGCGGCGCTCGGCGCCACGATCGCGGTCGGCGGTTCGCTTCTCGTCAATGCCCTGGTCATGCCCAAGGCCGGCGCGACCAATACGCCGGATGCGACGCAGGACCAGATCTATTCGGTCCAGGC